TTTTGACTTAAGGCCGTTGCTGTGAACGTTTGCTTTTTTAGCGTATTCGTTCTTTGGTGCTAATTTGCTACCAGATGGACCAGAGTTGATATCTCTAGTACCTTTACCAGTTGCTAACGCATTTCCAGGTGTGCCTGTCATTTTATATTTCTTACGGAATCCTAATTGACCTTCCATATTATTCTCCTGATGGTTGTTGTGGTTGGGGTTGAGCTTGTATTTGTTCGAGTTGACGTTCATGGTCAGCTTGAGCCGCTTGTTCGTCTAATCCTGCTTGATGTTCACGTGCAAATGCTTCACGCATGTGTTGTTGATCCGCGTCTTGAGCTTGCATTGCGGCTTCTTGTTGCGCTAAAGCCATTTCTACTTGATGAGCACGAATATTGGATGCGTTATCTAACTCAGCTTGAACTGCGTTTGCATTCTGAGCAATCTCAGCTTCTTTTTGTTGCTGATTAAGAGCAACACCCGCTTTGATATACTCAATACGTTCTTGAGCTGCGTTATTAACGTTAGCAAGAGCAATTTGATTTGCCAATTTGTCTTGTTCTTGTTTAAATTTAGCTTGTAAGTCAGCAAGTTTAGCTTGCATGTCTTGAATTTTGCCTTGATAATCCAGTTGTTGTTTTTGTTGATCAAGTTGGAAGCGAGTTTGCATTTCTTGCGTTTTACGTTGTGTTTCTGCCATTTGTGTTTGTAATAAAACTTTAGCAGATGGATCTTGCATTGCTTCTTGTTGTGCTTGTGCTTGTTGTTGTTGTTTTTGCACTAATTCATTGATTGCAGCTTGGAAATTACCCAAATCTTGTTGTGATGACTTAGCTACAAGTTCAGCAGCTAATGCTAATGCTTCTTGAGCATCTGGATCAAGTGGTTGTTCTTTATGTAATTGGAATGGATCTTCTTGACCTGAAGCATTTTTAACAACATTCTTAACTTCCATGAGATAATGCATCGTTAAGTGTTGTTTTACGTGATCTAACATAGGTCCTACAAGTTGCGGTCCGATAACTGGATTGCCACCATACATAGGATCGTGTGCAAAGGCTAAATGTACCTTCAAATGAGCAATATGATCTTGATCTGGGAACGCAATTGCATTACGACCCATAGTCATTGCTACGTTTTCAAGTGCTGGGTTCGAATCTTTAGCTTTTTGTTGGTCTGGTAAGATCTCATTGATGTTAGGCACCTTCATACGTTTAAGAAGACGCTCATTAATCTTACGTAGATCGTATAATTGTGGGAAAGTTGTCGCCATTTGCAATACTGCTTGGTCTTGAGCAAGACGTTGTGTCTCTGAGAATATATTTGGGTCAGAAACAGGTGTAATATCCGCATTATTTGCAAAATCTCTGACTTCGATCTCTTGACCAGAGTCATTGTTCATATCTTTCAAGTACCAATGATTGATTCTTGATAGAATTTTGAGTGTTTTTTCTTGTGATCTGTGTAATCTTGCGTGAATCGATGAAGCAACTTTAGAACCTTGCTCAATAAGTGCTTGAGTTGTACCTACTGGAGCGTTTGCATTGACTTCGCCAATCTTTTCTTCGGCTGTAGTCACTACACCTTTAGCAGCGTTAGTTAACCAGTCAAGTAAATTGAATAAAACGTTAGATGGAGCATTGAATGGCATTGGCATTGCAAGTTTACGTACATCATCAACACCAGGAGCGCCTTCAATTTCTACAACTTGGGTTGGTTCGATGCGATCTGACTGACCAGAGATACGACCGCCTTTGAGTTTGAGCAGCGTTTGTGAGTTATTAATGTGTGCTGCGTCTAATAGAGCTCGCAAAGCACCTGTTAAAGCGGCAGAAAGACCTCCGATGAGGTGTGGTAAGCCGATTCCATATGCGCCACGCCATGGGATGAATTTAAATTCTACCATCCAGTCAAGTTTTGCGAGTTTTTCGTCATTCTCATCCCAGTTACGACGGAGAGACAATACTTTTTCAGTGGCTTCGTCAATGGTAAGAATGTATGGAGCGCGTTTACCCTTAGTTTCTTTGTCAGATTCTAAGCGTAAGAATGTAGTAATTTCGTAAATGCGACGAACACCATCAATATTTTTGTCTGGTGTTGAAATGCCTTCAATTTTATCGTTAGCATTTTTAGATTTTGTAGCTTCTAATTCGTTAAGATCAACAACAGTTTCAGTAATACCATCTACATCACGGTATAAACCTTGGTCGATGCGTTGTTTTAATGTATCTTCTGTAATGTCTTGTTGTTCTGTAACACGAGACGCTTCATAAAAGTTAGAAGCTTCATATGGTAAGAAGATATTGTCGATAGGAACCCACTCACATGATGGACGACGCATCTCTGTGTCGTATTTCCATTTCAAGTATTGAGATCCACCGAGAGGAATTTGGGTTAATAGTTGTTCCATCTCATCACGATACTCAGCAATTTGATTATTAAATTGCCAGTTCATGAAATCTACTTTACGTTGTGCTGATTCTTCAACGGCTTCTTGCACAACTGTGTAGATTTTAGATTTAACTAAACCATCGGGTGGTAATAATTCTTTTGATGCTGATGCTGAGAAGTCAACGCAAGCTTCTGCAATGACAGGGTGAACTACTTTTGACGCACCATCGAATGTGGCACCGCCAGGTGCATCGTGACCTAAACCTGAACGACGTAAACCGTCTTCATATTGTTCGTCACGTTTCTTTCTTGACTCTTTATCAACTTCGATAAACTCCATGTAATCTGATGCGATGTCATCGAGTTCACCTTCGTCCATGTCTTCTGCCATGTTTGCATAAAACTCAGCATTAGCCATTGGGCCTGATTGTTCTGGTAATTCTATTGTAGCGCTACCATCTTCATGTTCAGTGACTTCTTGTTCAGAAGTTTCTGACATCTCATGTTCATCCATAGGAAGTTCAAACGCCTCAGCTTCTTGTTCGCTGATTCGGTTTGTTGTTGACATGTTTGGTGGCGTAGGCATTATGATTCGTATCCTTTATCCCTTTTGACGGGGTTTTCTTTGAGCTTGGAAGCTAGAATGTAGTTCTTCATATCTTCCACAGAATATGGGCGTTTCTTTCCTTTGACTTTTTTGCCTTTTTTAAGATGTGGCAAACCGGCCTTTTCTAAAAGGATTTGTTTGGGGGTTTTTAGGAGTTTTGTGGGCATATATTCAAAACTACACAAAAATTAGGTAATAAGTGCCCTTAAATCTTCAAGAGCACTAGAATTATTTGGAAGGTATCCAGTGGATGCACTGTGACCTATCCAACGTTTGATTAAGTGTTGAGGATCCATATCATCTTCCATATAACCTCTGACAGCGCCGTTTAATATTTTAAACTTAAACACATCGTCATTTTCGCGCCTGATCAAAGTTGACCATTTAGTGCCAATGTGAGATAATAAATAAAATCGGCGATTATAATCTTTTAAAACTTGCATAACGTTCTCCTTTTAAAAACAAGTGTAGCAATAAAGAGAACACTTGTCAAGCAGCGTAGGGATTATATCTTTTCTTTCTTGCCACGTCATCTGAATAATCATAAACGCGGGGTGGGAGGGGATCGATGCTAATCCAGCCTGAATCACGTAAGACTCGTAAGGCTTGGGATAACGAATCTACATAGTCGTCATGTCCGTCACCGATACCAGCTTCAGGGAACACACAGACCTGACGGATAAAACGTTTAGACCATTTAGCTATGTCTCCAGGGATCTCAGGATCTTCTGGAATGTAGACCTTACCTTTAGCGATAATCGGAGCCACGATATTAAGACGCTGGACTTTGTCTGCACGTCCTGGGTTATAAGCTCTGACAGGTACACCCGATTGTTGGAGTTCTTGGACCAATGAGATCCCAGCGGATTTGTCTTCCATAAGAATGAGATCCGCTTTCTTACCTTTAGCAAAAGTGTTGTCGGCTCCGTATACCACTTCTTTAAAGTCGTCAATAACTCTTCGACGTAACTGAGGATAAGACAGATGATCATCCCAAGCATCGAGGATAATAATATTAGTACCTTTATCAAGGTCATCAAAAATACCAAAGACCACACACGCAGTTGGGTCGTTATAAGTTTTCTCAGACGTGGCAGGGTCGTAAGATGCAATAACATACTCAAGATTGGGAGTGGGTTTATCAGCCGGCCATACATTAAACCATTTACGTTTGACAATACCTGCGTCTTCAGGGTTGAGAATCTCACCATAAATTTCTTGCTTACCAAGATCTGTCCCTTCATAAGTTTCTAACTGTTTAAAGAATGTTTTAGATAAGTTGTCTCGGTTGTCATAAGAACTCGCACGAGAAACATATACATCACCACCTACTTTACCATCATTGAGATCGACAATCAAGTCTCTAGGTTTTGGCGTAGTGGTGATGATCTGTTGTACTCGACCAATGCGAGGATCTTTTAAACGTAACGTAAACTGTACTTGGTCGTATGCATCATCTAAATATTCAAACGCACATAACTCGTCAAACCAGGCACCATGGAATTGTTTACCCCGATAGCGTTCAGGTTCGGAGGCAGGAATACCTTGTATGATCGATCCATTAATCAGTGTGATTTCTGACAAGGATCTGTTATAATCTTTTATTAATGAACCAGGTATGATGTTCATTAATCCTGAGTCACCTTCGAAACAAGTAACTCGAATGTCGTTAGACGTTGGTGCTGTGACCAACCAGCGGGTGCCGTTAAACTTCCAAGCACGGATACCTAACCAATGTGAAGCTGTATGGGTTTTACCTGATCCCCGTCCAGCTAACATGAGGAAAGTGTCGTATTCCGATTGAGGTTCGGTTTGATGAGGGAGTGATGTGAGCGCCCACTTAACTTGCCATAGGGCTGCGTCAAGTTCTGCCTTGGGCCAGTGCTTGTTCTTTGCTGCAAAGTCTGCTAGGACTTTCTCTTGGCGTTTAGTTAAAGATGACATATCTTCTTTCTGTTGCAACGTACGTTGAACTGGTTGTTTTAATATTGACACATGGAACTTGTTTATAAGGTTCCATCGTTTTAATTGCATCTGACTTAATTGTTTTAGCTGGTCTAGGATCCCACATAAACGATACATGGTTTCTTTTACCATGGTATCGTAACGCGATACTATATCCTAAACTCTCTATGAGTTCCGCCATTTGCATGGTGAGTTTTTCATTAGAGAACATAACCCACTTATGTAACTTACATTTATGATCCATTCCATGCGACCTTCGATGCGCATCTAAGAATGAATCTAATAATCTGTGTTTCTGTTCCAAGGACGCATATAAGTATTCGTCCGGTATTAAGTCTGGCTTTTTATAATAGTGTGGTCTTAAGTATGCCCACAGATCTGGAACGGTTAAGAACCTGACATTGACACCCGCATTCTTTTTAATCTTAACTTCTCGTCTTTTAAAAATACCAAAGCCTGAATTATTTAAAGCCTTGACTGCTTTGTTTAACTGTTCTCGTTTAACGGGGATCGATAATCCTTTGTTTTTTCCAACAGTGGTATGATCAAAGAACCATAACCCAAACACATAAGGATCGACCAATTGTTCTCGAGCTGGCATTTCTAAAGTTGGTGCTCGGGTAAGATAGCGTTTGTAATTATTTTTATAATTGTTAGGGATGTGCGTCATCCTCAAAGTATAACCAGGAGTCGTAACCATTTTCCAGACTTCAGGTGGAGTCTCTATGGTTGCTTCTGTAACTTTGCAAGGCAAACCGTCTTTATCAAACAGGATATCACCAATCCTGACATCAACGGCTCGTAACCAACCATTTACAGTTGGAAGGAGTTCGTTTCCTTCTATCATAACAAAACTACACAAATAAATTAGAATTATGGCCCTAATAGGGTTTTTGTCACAAATTTGTCACAATATGTCCAGGCATGTCCAGGCAATGTCCAGGGTCCGTCCAAGCTAAGTCATTGATTATAAAGGCATGTCCAGGTGGTCCAGGTAAATATCTATTTTATTTTATTTTAAAAAAAATAAATAAATAGATATAGCAATTGACTTTTGACCAATTTGCCTGGACCAAAAATAATATCTTTTAAAATCAAACACTTAACAAAAAGCGTGTCCCAGGATGGCTTGAAACCCGCATAAAATCGTTCAATTGCCTGGACGCGCCCCGTCGTTTCGCGGAAAACACTTAAAAAAATGCTCTGAAACCCGCATAACTTCGTTAAGGGTTTTAAAAAATACCTGGACATAATAAAAAAATATTGGGATGACGAGTTTTTTACAGCAAAGGAACCCTTTTAG